CTCAGTTCTTGCAGGTAAGAGCATCCGCTCATACTTGTCCAAAGTTGTCCACCTCGATGGTGGTACAATTTTAGATGGCAGCTCGGTAGATCCGACTGCATCCGGGACTCCAGATAACCCGGTTGGATCCTTGGAGAGGATCCAATCGCTCAGCCAAAGGCTGTTAGGTAACAACCTAAGGAGTACCGACCAGACTTTCTCGTCGAAAGTCTCCATGACACTGAGAATCTTATCATAATTGATAAGAGAACCAGGTTTATGGATGTTTAATTCTCCGTAGATATTACGACGAATTAAACCTGATAGGCCCATGAGAGAGCCGACTACTGAATCGTTGCCACACATTATCTTTTCGGTTAGTTCTTGCATTTTCTGGAGATTACTCCCTGGAAAACTAAAGTTCAAACCAAAAGGTGAAACACAATGTTTTACCTTATCAAAGATAACTTTTTGGCGCGGATTCAACAGTGAACGACTCCGGGTCCCTAGTTGTCGACAGAGATCAAGGAAGTTATCATTAGATACTTCTCTCCATTTCAACTGGTTCAAAACCTTAGTTGAAGTGATTATCTTTCCAGCAAACTCACAAAGTTTGTTAGAGGATAATGATTTCTCTTTAGACCAGGGAAACTGCATCCGTTCGAGTACCTTAATGTATCTGGTGTATAATTCTTCTTTAAGAATTACTACATCATCGCCAAGCACGAAGAAATCATTTTCGTGTTGACATCCATTAAGATACCAGAGTAATATGCCATGTGTAAGTGTAAAGCAACCAAAACTTGGATATAATCCAAGTGGTTGACCACGCTTCCACTGTAGCACTCCAAGTTGTGAGTGCCAGTCAGATTTTGATATATCTTCAAAAAGATCAATATCAGAAATATGACCATAAAATGCTCTGAGAACAGTCAACTGAATACTTATAGGAAAGTAATCAGTAGCTGAAGAAAGATCAACAGAATGAACTGTTTTTCCTTCTAAAAGATGCTTCTGGAGAACAGGTACGGGATAGTGTTGGTCGTGAGTGCAATCCCAAGGAAGGGATTTCACAAGTTCATAAAGAGATTTACCAAAAGGCTCAAGTGCCAACTGGTGAACCAAGAAAGGTGAAGCTACAGAACGTAGCTTACCACCTTGTTCTTGTAGGAAGTGGATTTCTCCACCCCTGATGAACTCACGATTGTACGCCAAACTGTCTTTTTGAGGTTCAATATATCTTTTGATATAAGGATCCATACCATAGAGAACAGGATCGTAAAGATCTTGGTATCTATAGTACAAGGCAGCATGAGCGGGATGTAAGAAATAGAGAGCATTGCTCAATATATTCTTATCTCGCTTGCGAGATCCGAACCCTTCAGCTATATCATTACTGATATAGTTTAAGAGGGGTAAGGTTTTCGATGGCGACGGTCGATAAGTAATAAGGGAGTTATCTCCATTATTACCACGCCTAACCTCTATCTTATTAAAGTGTTTGCATACAGACTTAGCCAAGTTTGTATGGAAAGCAGGAGATAAACCATCAGGTTTATCACAAGTGATAGCATCAAGGAATTTCTTCGATTGCTTATCCGTCAAAGATGGATGAACAAAAGTTGAATAAGCCATTAAGGCTTGGAGTGCTTTTCCAAAGCATTCCTCATTTCGATCAGAAAATCGAAATATGCTACCCAGATGACCTTTAACATCACCATTAGCGTTCTTTCGAACACGTGATAGTGGTGGAAGATCAGCCTGTCTTCGAATTAAATCAACTTTTAGTCCTTTCAAGCGACTAATAGTCCATTCAATTCCTGAACACTTCGTCCAACGTACAATTAAATCCGCAAAGGGTTTAATATGGACGTTAGGGATGCCAATCACTGCAAGTCGATGAGTAATTCCTTCCTGTAATTGGATAAAATCCAACACAGTGGTCTCCTTTAAAAGAGATGCTGTGAATTACATGATGAGGACGTCTCATCACTTAGAAATAGGTGGCTCTCATGTTTTACAATCCAAAGAAATGACTACGACTTATACCATTCCATAAGTATCTAAAGAATAGAGATATTCCAATGATAACTACAGGAAGTATAATCCAACGAAGTAGTTTATGACCAAAAGGTTCATAGTCTACCCCATGCACAGAGTTATTCTCATAACCCTTCGGGTGTAATTGGGATAACACATTATTGTAAGCTGAAACCAGTTGCTTATGGCTTGTAACCAACTCTGATAGTTTAAGTCTAGTATTAACTAGCTCTTTTAACTCATCAACAGATGGAACACAATCACCATCAAGTGCTAATTTCAAGCGAGCAATAAACAACTCAATCCTCTTACTAGAGGGTTGAATTGCCATAGCATCAGTGAGGGCTCGATTAATCCAAACAATGGATTCGAACTCTTCATCGAAGTCTTCAATCTCCTGAGGTCGCCAGAGTATTCTCTCCGGTCTCTCGATCCTAGTTCCTGGCATAGGTCACGTCTCCTTTCTTTGGGTTTTATAAAACATG